TGTGCCAGCGAGTCGTGCGTGCCCGTATCGAGCCATGCGAAGCCGCGTCCGAGGGTTTGGACTTTCAGTTGGCTGTCTTGCAGAAAGACTTGATTTACAGTCGTGATTTCCAGTTCGCCTCGGGCCGAAGGTTTGATCTTTTTAGCCACATCGACCACTTTGTTGGGATAGAAGTAGAGTCCCACTACTGCATAGTTGGATTTGGGATTGGCCGGCTTTTCCTCGATCGAAAGGCAGTTGCCGTTTCCGTCGAATTCCGCCACGCCGTAACGCTCCGGATCATCGACCCAGTAGCCGAATACGGTGGCCTTGTTCTCCTCTTCGGCCGTGCGGACCGCTTCCCGGAGCATCGTCGAGAAGCCCGAGCCGTGGAAGATGTTGTCGCCCAACACCAGGCAGGCGGAATCGCTGCCGATGAACTTCTCGCCGATCAGGAACGCCTGGGCCAGTCCGTCGGGCGAAGGCTGTTCGGCGTATTCGAACCGAACGCCGTAATCCGATCCGTCGCCCAGCAGACGCCGGAAAGCCGGAAGGTCGGCCGGCGTGGAGATGATGAGAATATCGCGTATTCCGGCCAGCATCAGGACGGAGATGGGGTAGTAAACCATCGGCTTGTCGTAGATCGGCAGCAGTTGTTTGCTGACTCCTTTAGTGATCGGGTATAAACGGGTGCCGGAGCCTCCGGCCAGAACGATTCCTTTCATGGTTGGTTATCGGGGATAGTGGTGATTTCTGTTTTATGCGGGCTGCACTTTGTCGAACTGTTCGAATTCGGAGTTTTTCGATTTGAATTCCGGAACGATCTTTTTCATCAGGCAAACCGTGTCCGGGACGTTTACCATCCTGGCGAATTGTTCGAGCTGTTCGGTCGCAGCGCAGGCTTCGGCGTAGTCGTATTCGCGCACTTTGGCGATACGGATCCGGTCGTGTGTCGTGGGGATCGTATTTTCGGTGTTCGAGAGTACCTCCTCGTACAGTTTTTCACCCGGACGCAGTCCCGTGTATTCGATCTTGATCTCTTCGCCGGGTTCGTATCCGGCCAGTTCGATCATGCGTTTGGCCAGGTCGGCGATTTTCACCGATTTACCCATATCGAAAACGCAGATCTGATTGCCTGTAGAGATCGTTGCGGCCTCCATGACCAACTGGCAGGCCTCGGGAATGGTCATGAAGAAACGGGTGATGTCCGGATGGGTGACCGTTACCGGTCCGCCCTTGGCGATCTGCTCGCGGAAACGCGGAATTACCGAGCCGTTCGAGCCGAGGACGTTTCCGAAACGGGTGGTTACGAACTTCGTGGCCCCCTCGATCGTTCCCTGCTCGATGGCCAGCCCGAGCGACTGTACGTAAATTTCGGCCAGGCGTTTGGTACAGCCCATGATATTGGTGGGATTCACGGCCTTGTCGGTCGAGATCATCACCATCTTTTCGACGTTGTGCTCCAAGCATTTCAGAGCGACGTTGCGTGTGCCGATGACATTGACCAGCACTGCTTCGCAGGGATTTTCCTCCATCAGGGGGACGTGTTTGTAAGCGGCGGCGTGAAATACGACTTGGGGATGGAACGTGCGGAAAGCGAAATCCAACCGATTGGGCAGCCGGATGTCTCCGATCACAGGGACGAATTCCAGCTTCGGGAAGCGCTCTTCGAGTTCGAGCCGCAGGTTGTGCATCGGAGTTTCGGCATTGTCGAACAGGATCAGTTTTTTGATCCCGAACGATGCCAGTTGGCGGCACAGCTCCGAGCCGATCGAACCGGCAGCGCCCGTGACCATAACGGTTTTCTCTCGGAAATTGGCTCGGATTTCGTCCAGTGAAATCTTGATTTCGGGGCGCCCCAGCAGATCTTCGATCTTGATTTCGCGGATCGACTGCCGCATGATCTTGCCGTCGATGACCTCGTCGATCGGCGGTGCGATCAGGATTTTCAGATTGCTTTCGACGCAGTAGCGGATCAGGCGCTCCTGCTCGGTCTGTGCCTCTTCGTTGGTCGGGAACAGCACGGCATCGATGTCGTATCGTTGCCGGAGGTATCGAATGCTGTATTCATTTTCGAAATAATAGACCGGACACTCCGCGATGGTGTGGTTTTTCATGTTCCGGCCGAAAGTCAGGAATCCTACGATCTTGTAGTGCGGAGAACTCTGCAAGCGGGTGACCAGCGATACCGATTTTTCGCTTAATCCGTAAACCAACACCAACTGGTGCTGTTTGCGGGATTTCAGGTTGTTTTTGACCAGGTCGTACACGATAATCATCGCTACCCGGATCAGGATCAGGCCGCAAAGGGTCAGCAGCAGATCGAACAGCAGCAGAGCCAGCATATGCATACCGAACAGCGGTGTAGGCGGGTAGAGCAGAATGGTCAGTCCCAACAGGAGTTCCTTGCCGATGACCGCCACGACGAATTTTGCGATTTCCCGCAACGTGGAGTGGCGGATGACCGACCGATAGGTCTTGAGCAGGAAAAAGGTGATGAACGAATATACGACCGCGCAGCCAATCCATAACAGGGCGAATTTCGAAATGTTGGAGAGGGGAGGAAGCAGCAATCTCACCAACACCAGTGCGCATAGCGAAGCTACCCCCGATACGACCAGGTCGATGGCAAGGATCAATCTGGAGTTCAGATAGCGTTCCAAGTGCAATTTTTCTATCAGACGGTACATGGTTCGTTAGAATAAATATTTTGCAAAGGACTGATTGTTCGTCAGCTCTTGTCGTGTATGTTGTAATCTGTCGATTTTCGAAGCGGGCCGTATTCGGAACGGAACAGGGCGTCGGGTTTAAGACCCGCAGGACCGCTGTCCCGTTTTCCGACAATTACCGTGCAACTTTCATTGTTCGAGGCGCGAAGGTCAGTTTTCGGGCATTTTTTCCAGGAAACGTCCCGGGATGTAGGTCGTCGCTACGGCGATGATGCCTTCCAGAGCGACGACCAGGCGGCGGTTGCCCCGGATCCGCTTGATGTACCCCTCGGCTCCCTTGAACGGGCCGCCCGTGACCCGGACCTTGTCGCCGGAACGGTAGTCGATCGCTTCGTCGCTGAAATATTCCAGGTCGGAAGTGTCGGCGGAAGTGATCTGCATGAACAGCTCCATTTCCCGGTCCGGAATGACTGCCGGTTTTTTCGTTTCCCGGTCGAAGTAGGCCATGAACGGACAACTCGCTTTCATCCGGTCCTGCAATTCGAGCAGATAGTGTTCGCTTTGGCGGATGAACATCAGGGACGAAACGGCCGGTTTGCGTTTCCGTATCTTTTTGTCCCCGGCGACGGTGTCTTCGTGGAGCAGGGGAATATAACTCCGCACTCCTTCCTGCGAGAGCTGTTTTTCGAGTTCGAATACCCGGTTATAAAATACTTTCAGTGCATACCAGCACTCTTCGCCGTTTTTGTCTGACATAATTTGGAGGCGGTGTTAGGTCCCGCCGAATGTCCCGAAATCGTAATTGCATCGCTCCGGGGGCGCCCTTCGTCTGTCGATCTTGTTTGCAGGTCCGATTCCTTTTCTCCTGCGGCCGTAGGCAGGTGCGCCGGTTTTGCCGAATCCGACCGTAAAACTCTTTTGCAGATCTTTCGAGGTCGGAAGAGGATTCAGTGGCGTATCGATTCGCTGCCCTGTGTCTGTTTTCTCGGAGGAGCGGTGTGCTAAAAGTATGTACCGTATTTGTGAAAAGGGCATACTCCACAATCCCCCGCGGTTTTTGTGTGATTTCCACCGCGCAGCAACTAAAGGTTGGCCGCAGAACGAATCGTGTGCGATTCTGTTTTCGGCACCCGGGATCTCTGTTTCTGACCCAGAAACGACACCGAACCTCTGGAAACAGAAGCCTGTCTTGCCTGGCAGGTCATTTCCGATTACAAAAGTAGAGTTTATTCGCGTAATAACCAAACAAAAAAGCGCAATTTTCCCCCCCCCCGGAAAAAAGTCTATATTTCAAGCTTTTACGACTGAAAAACGCATTTGTTGTGTCTTAATATGCAATCCAATGGGTTTTTTGTTCTATTGGCTTCTGCCTCCGCTATTTCGCCTGACAAGCCTGGTTTTGGAACGGTCTGTGTAATTATCCGATCTGGTTTGTTGAGGTTATCCCTCTGTTTTTCGGTTGAATAGCCTGCGTTTGTATTGGAAACCCTATTTCCCGATTTTATCGGAAGGTAGCGAAAGTATCTTCGAATAGAGGATCCGGGCGCAGGCAATCCGCTATGGCCGGGAAATGAATGACAACGATCGGATTTGATTTTTTCCGTTGGCGTGCGTGGGCTTTTTGCACCGGTTGAGAAGATAACTTTACGTCGTTGTTCGAATAAAAAAATAGGGTCGGAGTAAACTCAATCCTGTTTTATCGTTTTCCCGGTCCATCCGGGTATCTTTTGTTCTGCGGAGAGAAGGGGATTGACCTCGTGTTACCACGTGCCGCTCGTCCTTCCCATAATGGAAGAGTCCCTGCAAAGTCGATGAATAAACGGAATCCGCTCTTTACACGGATACTTTTTCACTTTTCCGGAGTGCGGGAACTCGCTTGCAGACGCTCTGGAAAAATAAAAAGGTTACGCATCTGTCGTAACCTTTTTTATTTGTAAAATCTTAATTTGCGGAGAGTGGGGGATTCGAACCCCCGGTACAGTAATCCCGTACGTCAGTTTAGCAAACCGGAGAACTGAAAAATTTTATACAAATAATTCTTGCGATTTTTTGTGTCTGTTCTCGTGCTTGTATCTTACACTGCAAAAGTAAGTTATAAATTTATATTATGCAAATAATATGATAGGGAAAATTATGTATCTATGTAGAAAATATCGGGATGAAATTATTTTTGGAAAACTATTAGAAAACCTTTTGGATATGAAAAAACCACCGAAAAAATCGGTGGTTTTCATTTTGCGGAGAGGACGAGATTCGAACTCGTGGTGCGAGTTACCTCGCACGCCGGTTTAGCAAACCGGTGGTATAAGCCACTCACCCACCTCTCCGGGCCTGCTTATACCCCATAATCGGGAAGCGGGAACAAAAGTAAGGCAAAAATGCCAAAATACCAAATATTGCGGGCAAGAATTTTTTTAGATGAGTAGAATCGGAGTGATCTCAAAAATAAATAAAAACCAAGAGGGTGTAGCAAACAGTTCTAACCAATGACAGTACCGCCTTTCGGGGTTCCAGTTTTTACCAATGACAGATGGCTCAGCATCCAGTCTTAACCGATACATTTGCGCTCCCTCTTGGAGACCTATTTTGTGATGCGACTTCTTCTTTCAGGGCTTTTCATCAAATAGTAAACTTTGTTGAGACCGTATTTACGGACGATTATCACTCGTTGAGGCAGAATTGGTCCTAATAATGTTCGTTGTAAATGCGGCGGCTCGGTCTCGGACCGACAAAAACACAATCCGAGGTTTACCGAGGCGTAAAAATCGCTTGCCGTAGTTCGAGACATATCCAATGATACTCTGCGACGAATGGTACTTATTTTAAGGAAACCGTCTTTAACTTGTGTCCCTTGTAGCGTGTCGATCGGAAGAACCGTATATATTTTTGGTGTCTGATATTGTATTTGATACATATAAATAAAACGTCTGGCAATCGTTTCCAGATCATACGGAAACTTGATCCATTCTCCGTGATATTCCGAAATTAAGTCGGCGACAGCCACTGGTACTGTGTCGTTCCATGTCCAACGTGGGTGGTCATTGAATTTTTCGGTAAATACGGTTTTCTGCGGATACCGTTCTTGTGAAGAAAGTTTATAGGACGGGTTTCCCACGATATGCCAACCTATTTGTTTTTTTGTGGGCTTTTGCATGATTATTTTATGTGAACGGGAATTACACCTTGCCAGCCCGATATATAAGTTGGGTAAGATTCGATTGAAATGTTCGAGACTGCATAGCGGACGGAAATAAATGTCGCCGTTCATTATTGCCGCTGTCTCGTTCGTAAAATGTGTGCTTTTATCCTGTCGTTTGTAACTTATTTTCACGATTAGTCCGGGCAATATTCCGTTATCGGGCGATTCTCCCGATACCGTTGATGCCGGGACATAGAGCTTGTGCGTAGCAGGGTCTTTCTTTACCTCAACGGTATATTCCACGGTTTTGCTTGCGGCCTTTATGCCTCCGAGTACGGTTTCCGATGCTGCGGGCAGCGAATATGGGGCCGGAATATCGGGTTTGTTATTGAGGTCATTGTAGTCGTTGCTGGTTGCTACGGCTCCGAGTTTTGGAATTTGGGGATAGTCTGGCACGTATAATTTGTGTGTGTTGGGGTCTATGCGTACTTCGACGCTGTATCCGTCGGTTTTCCCCTCGGCTTTTATCCCGCCCAGCTCTGTGGCCGATGCCGGAAGAATCTCTTTCGAGCAATATTCCAGACTGTTCCACCTCGTTACGCCGTCGCCGAATTTCATACGCCGTGTATCGAGTTCTATGCCGAGTTCTCCTTCCCGTAATATGGGATTGACTTCTGCCCAGCGAGCCGCTGTCGCCCGCCTGTGTTGAAATCGGGTGTGTATGGTTATCAGTTCATTCATCATGCGTTTCCTCCATCCATTACAAAGGTGTTTGCGGTGTCTTGCAAGTAATTGGTTACTCGCTCATTCGTATAGTAAAGATTTTTTTTGCCCTCGTTCACATTGTCGGTCGTAAGTGTTTGCTGAGGGATCAGTGCCTCGTTGAGCTTTCCGCCCTCCCCGATTACGGGTATTTGTCCTGCTTCGGTGCCCGTGTTGCACGCGGCCGCCGTTCCTGCGTCTTTAATTTTAGATAAAGACAGCTCAGGGATGTCCTGTTCTTCGAGTGGTTTCAACGATGTTTCGATAGATATGTCCTTACTACCGTCGAAGGTCGTGTTTCCCGTGATGGCTCCTGCCAATGTAACAGCTCGGGCCGTTTTGAGCTTGTCGGCTGAGAGTGCCTTATCGACATATCCGGTCTTGGCACCGGCTTCGCTTTCCTTTGCAAAATCCTTTGCCAGCATCGCCCCTTTTGCTGCGAGAGCCTCGGCCGTGATGAGTTGGAGCCACTCGCGGTTGTCGCTCTCCCGTTGGATCAATATGTAGATTTCGGGAGAGGACGCAGAAAGGTCGATCCAAAATGTCCCCTCCTCGTAGGTATGTTGGCTTCCATCCGAAGGCGCCGTGCTCTGAATGATAACGGATTGTCCGCCGAATTTGGGGAGGTCGTTCCATTTCGTCGAGCCATCGCCGAATTTGAGGTAGAGTTTGTCTGTACTATATCCGGCTTCGCCTTTCAGCAGCACGGGATTCGCCGATACCCAATTCGCTTCGGTATCGTTGCGGACGATGATTTTGCTTTTTACCGTTATCGTGGCCATGTAGTTTAGAATTGTGCGTTTCCGCCGTCGATTATTTTGATGTCGTTGTAGTCGGGGCCGACCGTGCGATAGTTTTGTGCCGGCGCGTCCCAGCGATAAAACCGGTTCGTTGATTCATCCAGATAGAGCATGTCGTTATTCCCCTGTTTCGGGAAGGTAGCCAGCGATGCGTAACTGCGGAATGCGACGGCCGGTACTCCGGTATTTCGGCCTCCGATCCACCAATTTCCATCCTTGCCGATTTCCGGCGTCAATCCGTCTGTTCCATCTTCACCGTCTTTCCCGTCGATGCCTATGCGGTTTGCGAAGTCGAAATAAAGTCGGTGAGAAAGAGCCGAGCCGTCGGTTACGGACAAATCGCCTTGTTGCAATATGCAGAGTAGTTTCATAGCCTTGCTTTGACAAGCGGAACCGTGCGCCGTTCGGCTTTCATTACCGTATCGGTCTGCGTATCATGTAATTCGACGGTAAGGACAATTTCGCCTTCCTCCATTTCCTCGGTCGCCGAGGCCGGAATATTTACGAAGTAGCGAGCGCTGTCGCGTCGCTCGATTTTCAGTTCGTATTCCGCAGCGGTTCCGGCAATCGCTTTCGGGCCGTGTTTGGATGTCGATAACAACAGTACGATGCGGTAACGGTCGAGGTTGTCGAGCCACGCAGAGGGAATCGTTTCGGGCAATTCCTCTGGTAATTCCACGTCGTCCCTCAACGCGGTAATCAGCAGGGCGAAGCTCGTTCCTGCAATAATCGTATGGGCACGGCAACTCTCCATAACTATAATCTTCGTCGCACGATGATTCCGATAATCACTCCGGCCAGCAGTCCCCATGCGATTTTTCCCGACATGTTCCAGAACCGCTGCCACCATGTGAGGGGCATCGGTACGGGTACTTCGATCCGCTCTTGTTCCTGCCGGACGATCGTACTCGTCGCCGTTGTGTCCGTAATCTCGACGGGGACGATTTCGGACTTCTCTTGCGGCTTATTCCGTAAGTCGTGATATAATTTTCCGTCGGGACGTATGAAGGCATCGGAGGCGGCATATTTCGTTTCGAGGTGCGATGTATCGGATGGCTCGGCTATTACGCTCGTTTGCTGATCGGGAATATGTACGATGACCGGAACATATTTTATTTGCGTTCGAATCCGGATTTTCTCGTCTATCCGCACGCTATCGGTCTGGCGGCTTTGCACCAATACCCTGCTGGGTGAACAACTTACCATGCAGAGCGAGGCTATGAGTAAGGCGCGTTTCATGATGTATCAGAGTTTTCCGTAATATTTGACGAACGCGAACCAACGGCGCGAGGACAGGTAATCGGCCTCGGCTTCGTGCGCGTATGCCTCCATCTCAAAGGCGGAAGCGTGGTAGGCTGCGTCGTTCCATCGGTCGCGTGCATCGCCTCGGAGAATGTGATAGACGTAAGAAATCAGCCATTCGACCCCATACAACAGGTAGAAGGTCGTCGGCACGAACAACAGCCACCATGCGGATACATGGCCGCCCAGCAACGCGGATCCTACATGGAGAAGAAACCACAATACGACGCTGGCGGCGAGACATTCCCAATATTGCCGCACATGAATCCCCTCATGCCGTTTCACTTTTTCAGACAATGCGGTGTACTCGGTCAGCACGACGCCGAAGAACATGCAGGTTTTGAACGAGCCGAACAACAGGCTCTTTGCGAGTTTGGAATCGTAATAGATTTTCATAGTGACAGGTTATTTGTTTCGGTGATATTCGATACAGCGAAGCAGCGCCGAAACGTGCATATCGGCTACATGTTTGCGGCCCTCCTCCGAGAGAATTAGCCGGCAATCGGCCTCCGTGTCCATAAAGAAATTCTCGGTGATAATGGCCGGGCAGGTCGTATGTCGGAGCAGATAAAAATGCGCCTCTTTGTCCGGGTCGCCGTCCGTCGTGTCCATACGCATCCTCTGTTCGGGAAATGCACGGGCGGCTTCTTCGTAAAAGATCGTCGCATAGTTATCCGCTTCCGTTTCTCCGACGGATGTCCACGCTTCCCATCCCGTGCCGCCTCCGGCGTTGGCATGAATCGAGACGAGCAGACAATTTTCCGGGCCGACCTGTGCGGCGATCTCGTTCACACGGCGGGTGCGTTCCGCCAGCGGAATATCGTCGATTTCGGGAACGACCGGCACGCTGTCGGCCCCGCGTGCGGTCAGCGCCTCATGCACTCGTCGGGCGATGTCCCTGTTAAATTCGTATTCGAAGAGTTGTTTCCCGTCGGGCCATACGGGAGAGCGTTTTCCGGCCGTGGCGCGGCCATGCCCGTTGTCGATCAAGATTTTCATTTCGTATCGTTATTTTTAGGTTGTTGCCGGCTGGCGTTATTTTTCACCTCATTGTATTGGAGCAATAGTTCGGTTATCTTTTTAGGGTCTTTGGCTTTGGCCAACAACTCTACGATAGTTGTCATCTCCACCGCCGAGGATTTTATCGCTTTGAGATTTTCGCGGACGGAACGATACTCGGTATAGACGACACCCACGGCCGCCACGCCGGAGGCATACGGAAGCGAATAGATGCCGAACAGAATAGCCAGCAGGTCGAATAACATGAGCATTCCCGTTACTTTCCCGTAGTCGCCGAATTTCGAGAACGAACGTCTGAAACCATGACTGTCTCTGGGTATTTTCAATACTTTTGCTTTACGGATGCCGGTCGTAAAGTCGATTATCACGGCGCCGATCATCGCACACCAAACGACTGCTTCGAGCAGGAGTGCCCGATGAAATGCACGGCTTTCTATACCGGTCAGATCGACGATGTATCGCAAAATTTCGTGATTTTCCATTTGATGTGGTTTTATGAAAATAAATTGCCTTGTTTCAGCCGTTTCCGGCAAATGTCGATGTAGTCGGGATTCAGCTCGAATCCGATGTATTTTCTTCCTAATCGTCGTGCTACGACGGCCGTCGTGCCGCTACCCATGAAAGGGTCGAGGACGATTCCGCTTTCGGGACATCCGGCTTTAATTGGAATTTCGACCAATCGCATTGGATACATGGCATAATGCGCCTCTTTACTCGGTTCATACGGGATGCGCCATACACATCGCATATTCCGTCCGTGAGGATTTATGTCGATTTTTCCTTTGGGCCGTCCGCTGATTCTCCGGTATTCTATTCCTTTTCCACTCAGATTATGGGGCCTCTGATAACGGATGAACGTTGCAGGGGCATAAGGTTCGAATTGCTGTTGAAAGTAATAACGGCAGTTTTTGGTAAAGAAAAATATCTTTTCAAAATCTACCGTAAAGCGGTCGTGGACGCTTGACGGTATGCAGGCCGGTTTATGCCAAATGATTTCATTGCGCAGAATCCACTCGCGGAAGATCATTTCATCGGCAAACTTATTCGGAATATTGCACAATGATTTACGGAGGATACGAAGGCGTGCTGTATCGACCTGTTGATTATTTAGGCATGAATTGTTTTTTGAATGTTCGTGCCATTCGATCTTTTGCGGTCGGTTGTATTTAGGCGGATTGCTGTATGTGTCTCCCAAATTTACCCACAATGAACCGGAGGATTTCAATACTCGACGGCACTCGTCGAAGATGTGGCACAAATGCGCTATGTAACTATCGCGTGTAGGTTCCAAACCCAACTGTCCGAACCAACCGTCCGGCCACTCGATTCCGCCGATGCCGTAGTCTCGCATCTGCCAATAGGGAGGCGACGTAACGATGCAGTCCACCGATTCATCGGGAAGCGATTTCAGGCCGTTCAAAGCATCCGTTAGGTGAATAGTATTTAATTCCATTGCATTGATATTGACTTGTTAAACCAGGCCTGCGTCGATGATTTGTATTTCTCCGTGCTGCGAATATTCTTCGGGGCTCGGAGATACCCGATGGGCGCGTCGTAATACGGGACGGTAAAACCGGAACAGGTAGGACGACAGCGTGGCGACGGCTGCGGTGAGTTTTTGTGTATAGGCAGTCCACAGATCATTGGCGCGAATCGACAAATACCATTCGGCGAGTATATAGTAGCGCAATATTTCGGTGGCGCTCCGTTCGACGCCTTGCAGCTCTGCGTGGCTGTAAAATTCATCTTCGTCGCGGCTTACGCGGGCTGCGAACGTAAGGCCGCATGCGTCGCCCTCGGTCGTTATCGGCTGGCAGTCCGGTACAATGCGTCGGAAATGATGCAACAGGGCGAGCAACGCTTGCGCGATGTGCTCGTCGAAGAAGGGGCGCTCGTCGATCGTCATGGCGTATCGGTCGAACATATCTTGCCCTGTCTCGTTTTCTAACATGCGGGCGTTGTAGGCCGTCTCCGTACTCGTAGCACGGAAAAGGTTGGATTTGAGCCATGACAGCCGGAAGAGTTTGTTTTCGCGCGTAATCATAATATGCGGTAAGGTCTTTCGGTATGGGTACTGCGTATCTGGTCGCGCAGCCTTTCTACTGTGGTTTCGTATAAGGAGCGGTAAAGTTGGAACAGCGGAATGTCCCGCCCGCCGTACCACCAGCAGAGCATCCCGTATTTCAGCGCGTCTTTTACCTCAACTGCGATACTCTCCGGTGGTATGCCGGGGTCGAGGTACACCCGATATTGCAACAGGTCGGGGATGAACAGCACCTCGCAGACCTGTTTTCGGAGGGCTGTACGGAGGGCCTTGGACACGCTGTGAAGATTGACGTAGAACGTATCGAGCAGCGACCGGTCGAGCGTATGCGTCGCCGCGATGGATTGTCCGGTTTCTGTCGTGCGGTTGCGGTAGTCGATGAGCGTTTGATCCATGCACTCGTTGAACAGCGCCATGCAGTCTATCTTCACGTCGAATTTCATAATGCAGAGAGTATTTCCATTGCGCGTGCCTCGGCCGTTTTCGCTCCGTTTGCATCGTTGGCCACGCCTAATACCAATGCTCCGAGCATCCATGCCGTAGTCTCTGCGAGCCGTTCGGGGTAGGTGTCGTCGAGGCTCGTGTAAGCGATGTATTCACCTTCGGCGATGCGGTGCTGTGCCTCTGTTACGCTGAAATACCGGAGCCGTGTCCCACCGTGTGTAAGCAGTACGACGGGTTTTGCCGTACCGCCCCGCGTTACGGGGTGATACTGACGTCGGGCGGCGGGATGTTCTTCCGGAATCGCCGCCAGCACCGGACGCTGCCAGCCCTCCATACGCAAGCGTGCGAGTTTGAGAAAATCGTCCGGCAGGTCGATTTCGCCGCTTCCGTCGGTGTGCGGCCTCAACACGCACTCCGTAAGAGCAGCCCGATTCGGGATTACGTGCAGCGGAGCAGCCAGCAACACCCGCCTGCCCGCTTCGTCGATGAACTCCTCCAACGGAAAGTGCGGCCCGTTGGCATCGTTATCGTCGGGGTAAACCTCGTCGATGCACCGCAGTGCCTTTGTGATGATGTATTTGCGCATTCCTACCATTGGATGAACAGTACGTTTCGTTTCGCCGCTTCGATTTTGATGTCGTCCTTCTTCATGCCTGCCGGAACGACGTAATCGAGATTGGCTTGCAGCCATGCCCGGGCGGATGCCACCGACGTTATGGTTTCCTCCCGAATCGCGTTGTCAGGGTCGGGCAGTAGCGCTTCCAAATCGACGGGTATGTCGTTCGGTGCCGAAGTGTCGGCCTCTGCGGTCGGCTCCTTTTCCCAGAAAGTAGTTCCGTAGGCATAATGTTTTTTGAGAGCTTCGATAACCTCCGGGTCGGAGGTGGTATAGGTACTCTCGCCAATGCCGCCGAAATAAACCTCCGGCTCGAAACGGATCGCTTCCATACGTCCGTCCCGAAGGCGGACGGACGTGCGGTATTTCTTGTTGTTGAGTACATAGAATGTAGCCATGTCGTAGGTCTGTTTAGGCAGCAGAGGTCGTACATCTGCTACGGTGTGTTTATTTTACCGTGATAACCGCATGGGTATCGGGGTTGAGAACTGCGAGCGTATGGCTTTCGTCGATTCGCACGTCCGTCGAGCGGGAAAGTCCGACCTTATCGCGTTCGAGTTCCGTCGCTTCCAGCGGTTTGCGCTCGGCACGATAGATATTCGCAGGGTCGATCACGATCGCGGCCTTGCTGTATCCGTATTCGTTCAGCAGGTCGTGGGGCTTCATCAGCAGCTCTCCATCGGGCGTGGCGATACGGTGGAATGTGATACCGAACACGACCTCGGTATTACCGGCTTCGAGCTGTTTGACGACGGTAGAGGCCCCCGCGATCTGGCGGCCGAAGTCTTTGCCATAGAACATGACGCGGCGTTCGCTGCCGTTGTTGCCGCAGAAGATGTCCGAGGCCCAGCCGTAGATAAGGTCGTTGGTGATCTTGCTCTCGGCCCCCATGTCGAGGCGTTTGTCGATCTTGCGGAGCATCCCGTCGCTCATGTATTTCACCTTTCGGGAAATGGGATCGACGATCTGCTGCTTCACTCCGAACAGCGCATCGGCCTCGTTGGTCATGCGGAAATCCAGAAGCGCCTGTTCCTTCATGTCGAGCAGCCCGAACTGTACGTCTTTCTCGGTGAGTTTCTGGTAGAGACCTTCCGATACGGTCGTCATGTGGATTTGGCAGTAGTTGCTGTCGCTGTACGGCATCTGGCTGGGGTCTTCGGACATACCCGCGTTTTCGTGCTTGGCGACGCCGAGACGATAGAGCGGCGTATCGGCCGGCAGCGCGGGCAGCGCTGCCGCGTTGAGCGGGAAAATCGTGATTTTGTCTTGGCTGATAGCGTCTGTGGCGACGATGTGGCAGATGAGCGGATTGAGCGAGATGCCGCCCGATGCGACGGGAGAGGCGACCTTCGTGTCGTTATCGACCTCGAAGGTCGGAAACAGCACGTTGCCGTCCACCGAGAAGATGTGCGCGTTCGTTACGGTGATTTGCTTCGCTCCGCTCGCTTCGCCGGAGACGGCGTAGGCCGTTTTGATCTTACTTTGCACACCGCGTCCGCGCACGCTGTAATACTGATATTCGACCGATTTACACGGGACGGTCTCGATTTCCCGCAGGATTGTATCCATCGGAAACAGCGACGGGTTGATCTTTGTGATCTTCTTGGAAATCGTCGGGCGGTTGATGTCCTGTTCCTCAGCCGTCCCGTCCTCTTTCGGCGGCTTGGTGGTCAGAACCGTGCCCCTCATCGTCTGCTCGGCGGTCGCCGCTGTGCTGCCGGCAGCCACGAGAACCCCGCCCAGATCGTCCGGCGCGAACCATGCGAGGAGTTCATGAAACAGATACGCACTTACAGCACATGCGCAGACGGCGAACAGGCCGTAGAGAAATTTGTTGTTTTTCATATTGTCGGTAATTGATTAGAATCTTCGTTTGTTGCGGCGGGTTATCACCTCGTCGATTATATCTTTGTCCGTTTCGGAGGCAGATGTTGCCTCAACGCCGCCGCCGTCTGCCGGCAGTCCGTCGGTCTTTTGCGCTCGTACACGGCGGGTCTCGATTTGTTCGTTGCGTCCTTCGACCTTACCTGTCTCGCGGGCCTCGGCGACAGCCGTATCGTACACCCATCCTTGATAGAGTTTCGTAAGGATTTCTTTGTTCACCTTGCCGTCGAGCAGGTTGGCGAGGATTTCGTTGTCCACCCATGCGACGAATCGCTGCTGTTCTTCTTCGCTCAATCCTTGTTCGGCGAAGAACGCATCGACATCCGTTTTGCTTCGGGCCATATTCTTTTCGCGGGTTTCGACACGGGCTTTCATGTCCGCGAGACGTTTGGTGCGTTCCTCGGCGGCTTGTTTGTAGGCTTCGTAGTCCGGCTCTCCCTCCGGCACGGCCAACTCCGATGAATCGAACTGCCGGGCGATAGCGACCTGTACGGGGATTCCGTTGGCCACATCTTCGATGATCTGCGCAAATTCGGGATAGGCTTGTACGACCTCCATAATTGTCTTGTTGGCCGCCTCGTGGCCTGCGATCTTTTTGTCGCTTTGTGTGAGGTAGTCGTAGAGTGCCTGTTCCAGTTCGTCGTCGTCGCCGAATTCCCGGTCAGGGAATTTGGCCGTCATGTATTCGCGCACACGCGAGACGTGCGGCGTTTGTTCCTGTTCTTGAACGGTGTTTTCTTCCTGCATTTTTACCGATTGATTTTGTGCGTGATATATTCTGCTGTAAAAGTATGTTGTTTGTTAATTTTCAAGAAGTTATAATTATCACTATTATTGCGATGAACGCAGAAAACATATCACTATGAGCAAAGGAAAACGGGTGCGGGACGAGGTTCCCGAAAAGATTTTGAAGAGACACAACGAAATACGCCGCCGTTACGAAGAGATGCTCGCACGTGAACGGGCCGAGAATCCCGAACGGCTGAAATATCTGTCCAAGACTTATTTCGTGGATATGATATGCAAAGACCCCGTGATCGGGTTAAGTCCGAATTATGTCCGGCGCATCATCAACGGACGCATCTGATGTCCGGGCAATACTGGCGCAGAATGAAATTCGGGTAAAGCGACTTTTCGCCCCGTACAATCCTCTCACCGGCGAAGGGTCGCCCATCGAACGTGTCCGGCTCTATTTCACACCGGACAGTTATGTACTTATCCCTGCTTATATGGCTGCGACACCGACCGTCGCCGCTATTATTGCTGCCGGCGGGGTCGGATGTTATGCCACCGCAGAAGGCATCGACCTCGGCACGATGTACGGAACCGTCCACCGGCTGCGTGCCGTGTACGATTTCGAGTTTTGGTGTATTTCGTGCGTCAAGATTTTCGATAAGACGTCGGGGCGCCTCGTGCCGTTCAAGCTGCGGCGGGCGCAGCTTAAATTAGTGCGTATCCTTCTTTGCGACCTGTTCACGGGAAAGCCCGTGCGCATCGTGCTGCTCAAAGCCCGGCAATGGGGCGGCAGTACGGTCGTGCAGATGTTCATGGCATGGATACAACTGTTCCACCGTTCGGGATGGAACAGCGTGATCGTGGCCGACGTGGAGGATCAGGCGCGGACGATCCGTGCGATGTATTCGCGCATGGCCCGGCGGCATCCGGTCGAAATATGTCCCGTTCAATTCTGCAATTTCGAGGGTTCGAGCAAAAATAAAATGCTCGTCGATCGGGATTGCGTCGTCTCGATCGGCTCCATGCAGAAACCCGACAGTCTCCGTTCGGGCGATATTAAAATGGCTCATTTGTCAGAGGTCGGCCTGTGGAAGAAAACGAAGGAACGTAAACCGGAAGATGTGATACAGACAATTCTCGGCTCCGTGCCGCGCGAGCCGTTCACGGTCGTCGTGCTGGAATCGACGGCCAAAGGAATCGGCAACTTTTTCCACGATACATGGTGCGAGGCGGTGGACGGACGATCGGCCTATACGCCGTTATTCGTGGCGTGGTACGAGATAGACATATATTATAAGCCGTTCGTCAGCGAGCGGCAAAAGGCGGAGTTCGTGCACTCCATGACACGCGACGAGCTGGCGCGATTCCATGCCGGCGCAACGCTGGAAGGATTGAATTGGTACAGGGAGAAGCGACGCGAGTATTCGACCGATTGGCAGATGTGCAGCGAGTTTCCCTCAACAGCCGAAGAAGCGTTCCAGACCACCGGGCGTCCCGCGCACGATCCGCTCTACGTTCGGCAACTCCGGCCATATACCCGCGAGCCGCTCTATGTCGGCGAGCTGGTGGCCGATGCGACGTATGGCCCCGAAGCGCTGCAAAACATTCGTTTCGTGCCCACGCCGGCGGGTGATTTCTACGTGTGGAAATTACCCGACACCTCGCGCCGCATCGCCGATCGTTATGTGGTGGCACTCGACATCGGCGGCCGTAACCCCAATGCCGATTACAGCGTGATTTCGGTAATCGACCGCGCGGCGATGATCGACGGCGGTGTGGAGGAGTGTATCGCCACCTATCGTTTTCACCTCGACCAAGATTTGACGGTGTGGCGGGCCGTGCAGGTCGCCGAGTGGTTCTGTCATGCACTGCTGGCCGTCGAAGCGAACAGCCTCGACCCCAAAGGACAGGAGGGAGACCATACGCTGACGATTCTCGACACGATAAAAGAACACTACGATAATCTGTTCTCGCGGACAGACCCCGTGCAGATCCGCGAGGGACGACCGAAACGTTACGGGTTCCACACGAACGCTGCCAGTAAAACAGACCTTGTTACGCAGATGACCAAACGTCTGCGTGAGATCCTTTATATCGAACGCGACAAGCGGGCGTTGGATGAAATCGAGTGGTATGAGTTAAAGCCCGACGGTAGCTATGGGGCTGTCGAGGGTAAGCACGATGATATTTATATGAGCCGAGCGATTGCACTGAAAGTGTCGCAACTCATGGAACTACCGGTCGAACTGCGAACGAATACAACCTATTCGGACGTATCTGTCGTATTTACGGAAGCGACTATGTAGCTGTTTATATGTTAAAATATTAAAAGCGCGTATTTTGTCGTATTTGAGATATTTTTTGTCTTATTTGCAAAATTTAAACAGTACAAAATTTCGTAATTTTGACTCCGGAAGTTACGAAAAGAGTGTATTTTANTCTATTCCCTTCCAATTGTTAAGTCTTGGTCTTATTTCACAAAAAAGGATATTATACGGCAGATAAACGATAAAGTATAGTGCATATACCAAATAAAAGCCGTTACTTTGCACTATGAAGTTACGAAAAGAGTGTATTTTATTGGAAATGAGCGTATGTTAATCGCTCATGATAGTAATAGGTTACG